AAAGTTTGACTATAGAAACTATATGACTTTTGCTCCACCATCTGCATGGGTACAACATAACTTTGGAGACAGCTACTCTGGATATTCTGTACAGATTGTACCTAAGTATAGCAATACAATCAAACACTCAGACATATTCTTTGAGATGAAAAAGACTACATAAAAAAAGGGAGGGTATGCAGCCCTCCCAATTAGTCAATAAAATAGCGTTTAAAAAAAATATTACTCCACAATAATAATAAATAAAGATTATTCTACAAACTTTTTCTAGTAAATGTAACCTAATTACAAATAAATTGTATAACTTAGTGTTATGAAAGAATTACAAACTAGGTTGTTAAAGGTTCAAGAGGAACTCAAAGCACCAAAAAATCAGAGAAATAACTTCGGTAAATATAACTACAGAAGTTGTGAGGACATTTTAGAAGCTGTTAAACCATTATTAGCTAAGTATGGACTAACCATGACTATTGCCGACCAAGTGCATGAGATTGGTAAATATGAACATTATAAACTAGAAGATTTTGATTCAGACAAAAAAGAAAAAGGTGAGAAGCAAACGATTCTTGATAGAAAAGGTAATTATATGTACATTGAGTCTACAGTTATGGTTTCGTATGAAAATGACAGGATTGCAGCTACGGCACAAGCAGGTATTGATCCAAACAGAAAGGGGATGGATATTGCACAAAGTTTCGGTTCATCGAGTTCATACGCAAGAAAGTACGCCCTTAATGGAATGTTCTTAATTGACGATACTAAAGATGCAGATGCTACTAACACTCATGGTAAAGCAGATGTTACCAAAACGGCAACAAAGAAGAAGCTAACCGCTGAGATTAAGACTGCTATGAAGAAAGCAATACAAAAAGGTCAAATCGAGGCTGTTGTTGCTAAGTTAGAGACTTATCAGTATACAGAGAAAGATAGAGCAGAGATTTTAGGATGAGAATCAATTAAGTTACTAGAAAAGCATGGATATGAATTGGACAGAGCAAATAACAGTAACAAACGAGGATAATATGGTTTTAATGGCACGTTATCCAGATAACCATTTTGATTTAGCTATTGTTGATCCTCCGTATGGAATTGGGATAAGTGGACAAACAGAAAGTAAAAAGGGAAAGAAATCAGATAGAAAGAAGCATGAACATAAGGGATGGGATAAAGAAATACCAAGTGTAGAATATTTTAATGAATTGTTTAGGGTAAGTAAGAACCAAATAATTTGGGGTGCTAATTATTTTGTTGAACACTTAATAGAGGGGCATAAAGGGTGGATAGTATGGGATAAGGCTCAACATGGTTTAACTATGTCAGATTGTGAGTTGGCTTATTCTTCTTTTGATTCACCAACAAGGATATGGACTAAAAATAGAGTTATACTGCAAACAGAAGGAAACACAATCCATCCTACACAAAAACCAGTAGCATTATACAAGTGGCTTTTAGATAATTATGCAAAAGAAGGTGATAAGATTCTTGATACACATTTAGGCTCTGGAAGTATTGCATTAGCTTGTCACGATTATAAATTTGATTTAACAGCTTGTGAATTAGACGAGGATTATTATAATTCAGCTTACGATAGATTTAAAAAACATTCAGCACAAAAAACATTATTTTAATTATGAATAAAGAATTTAAAATACGTTGTTCTGCTATTGGTCAAATTATGACAAGTAGTAGGACTAAAAGTAATCCTCTTAGTAAGACTACAGAGGCATACGTTCAGGAATGGATGAAAGAACAGATTTATGGAGGTCAAAAGTTTATGGGTAACAAGTATACTCAGAAAGGACTAGACATGGAGAATGATTCTATTGACTTCTTCTCAGAGGAAGCTGGACATGGTTTCTTAGTTAAGAACGATGTTAAGTATGAGAATGAGTTTATGACAGGTACACCTGACTTAATACATAACGGTGTTGTTATTGATATTAAGAATAGCTGGGATCATTGGACTTTTCCTCTGTTTGAAGATAAGATTCCTACTAAGGACTATTATTGGCAGTTACAAGGCTATATGGCACTTACTAACCTAGAGAAAGCACAATTGGTTTATACGCTAATGGAAACACCAGATGATTTATTAAATCAATGGACAGACGTTCCTTATGAGTATGAGCATTTAGAGGGGAAGTATAGAATAAAAGTGTTTGATGTGGAAAGAAATGATGAAGATATACAGAAGATATACGACAGAGTGGCAGAGTGTAGAGATTATATAACAACCCTAAATAAACAACTCAATGTCGAAAGAACAATCAGATTATGAGATAGTTGATATTATTGACAAAGTAATGGAGACTGTCATTAACACAAGAAACACAACATTAGAAGTAAAAGCACACGCAATTAAGATGATATTGTATAGAGACTATAACATTGATATTGCTTACGATGCTTTAAAAAGAAGATTGAAATACAAAGGTGTACAATAACAGATCAATATTCTTATGCACATTCTACTTTTCTATTGATATAGGCACTAAAAAGATTAAGTCTGTCATCACTAGGAAGGTAGAGGGTGTAGTAGCTAAAGGAAAAGACATAGATGCTCTTAAATTGGATGATTATGCTGTTAAGTCTGCATATAAAAAGCTAAACACCAAAGAAAAGAAATGGTGGGTGCAGAAAGTAGAAATCGAAAAATATTTAGGACAAAGCTATGTAGATTAAACTATTTGAATTACATTTACAAAAACATTGAATTATGAAGATTGGAAACATTGAATACTTAAACCCACAAGAGTTTGCAGAAGCTAAAGGATGCAGCCTCAAGACAGTTTATAACTGGATTAATGCTGGGGAGGACTCTGATGGCTATAAGATAGTTGTCGAGGATATTTTAAAGAAAACTATGATTAATATAGATACATATCAAGGAAAACTAAATTCTTAGTCTATTGTTCTTAGGGAAGTGAAATTAAGTAGCTTCCCTTTTTTTTACTTATAATACAAACTAATTGAAATGGAAGGTTGGATAAAATTACACAGAGGATTATTAGAATGGGAATGGTATGATGAACCAAATGTTTTTCGTCTGTTCCTTCATTGTTTGCTAAAGGCAAATCACTCAGATAAAAGCTGGAGAGGTACTACTATAAAAAGAGGAGAGTTTGTTACATCACTACAAAACCTCTCAAGTGAGACAAAATTATCTGTTCAGCAAGTTAGAACTTGTCTTAAAAAATTAACAAACGAATTAACAATCAAAAGTACGTCACAACATACTGTAATTCAAGTAGTTAAGTACAATGAATACCAAGACGATAACAAGCAATCTAACAAACAAGTAACAAACGAGCAACAAACAAATAACAAACAAATAACAACAACTAAGAATGATAATAATAACAATAATATAAATCTATTGTCGGATGAGGTTATCTGTTATCTCAATCAGAAGTTGAATAGGTCATTCAAGACAACAGAAACTGTTAAGAAAATGATAGGTGCGAGAAACAAGGATGGCTATGAGTTGGATGACTTCAAAAAAGTTATTGATTCAAAATACAGAGAATGGATTGGAGATGAGGCAATGAAAAAGTATCTTCGCCCTTCAACTTTATTTGGAACAAAGTTTTATGAGTATCATGGAGCAATAGCAACAGATAAAAAAGAATTTGACATAGTGGAGTATTACAAGCTATCACCAGAGGAAAAAAGAAAAGTAAGAAAATCAATGGACATAAACCCTAACCCTGCGTTTTAAAATGAAAATAACAGCTACACCTAAAGTTACAATGCCTAATGATGTGCATTACATTGACATCCAAACATCATTCGATAGAATCAAACAAGGAAAGAACAAAGACATAATACATGAGATAAGAGCATTACAGAAACAGATAAATAAATCTCAGGATGATGAGGTTAAAGACCATTTAAAAACTACAAAAGATAAACTCAAGAAAGAATTACCTGCGATGGTCTATACAGGTAAATTCAAAGGTAGAGGTAATGACAACTGTACAGAATACAATGGTTTAATCGTTCTAGACTTTGACCATGTAGACGTAACTTACACCAAGTCAGAACTAAAACAAAGAGATTACATCATGGCTGTGTGGACTTCTCCTTCTGGAGATGGAGTAAAAGCACTAGCTAAAATAGATTCTGATTCTAAGGATGATAAAATACACAAGGAGTTCTACAGACAGATTAGATTAGACCTCAACTATCTAGGCTTAGATACAGCAGGTAAAGATATATCTAGAGCCTGTTTTGAGTCCTATGACCCTGAAATCTTTGTTAGAGATAATGTTAAGAACTTTGAATTAGCACAGATTGATGTCATGCAAGTTCCTAGAGCAATGATTCATGCTTCCAAGAAAGGAGAGTTACACGACAAAAGAAGAGATGCAGCACATTATGCTGGTGGATTCGTAGCAGAAGGACTAATAACCTATGATGAGGCATTAGAACAGCTTGTTGCTGCTGTCAATGAGCATGGTACATTAGACCCTGAGATGGCATTAAAGGACATTAAGGATGGTCTAAAAGAAGGAATGGGTAAACCATTGCCAAAGGAAATGATACCGACTGTAAAGGAAGCAGAACCTACTATCCTAGACAAATATCCAGCACTAAGTTTTCTATCTAACATGGACAAAGACTTAGATTTTATTCAGAAGCTAAGACGTGGAGAAGTAGAGATTGGTAAAGAAACAGGCTACAGAGAACTAGATGAATACTTTAGATTTAAGGAAGGAAAGTTTAATGTCATTATGGGTAGAGCAAATGTTGGTAAATCCTACATCGTTTGGTTCTTAATGGCACTAGCAAATAGACTACATGGTTGGAAGTGGATTGTTTTCTCTGGAGAGAATGAGTCGTTTTCCATACGTCAAGAGTTAGTTAAATTTATCTCAGGACAAAAGATAGAAGATATATCTGATTGGGAGTTAGAAAAGCTAATGCAGTTAGTTGACGATAACTTTAAGATTATCAAGGTAGATGACTTAATCACAGCAGAAGAACTGTTAATGCTATCGGAGGAGTTAATGAAAACAGGAGAGTACAAGGGCATGATGATTGATCCGTACAATCACCTGAAGATACCATCTAGATTCTCTGCTAATTCTTACAACTATCACTACGAAACTATATCTAGGTTCAAGCAATGGAGTGGAGAAAAGAATTGTACTATTTTTCTAAATACTCACGTTGGTACAATTGGTGCTAGGAAGCTGCATACAGATGGAGACTTCAAAGGACATCCAACAGTACCTGAGAAATTTGACATAGAAAATGGTGTTATGTTCGACAACAAAGCAGATGATTTCATCGTAGTACATCGTTACACTCAGATGCCAGAGAGAGCAAACATAACAGAGATTCATGTAAAGAAAGTAAAGGAGATATGGTCAGGAGGTAAACCTACGGCACTAGGCGTTCCTGTGGAGATGGTACTAGCTAGGAACAATGGTTTCGGTAGTTTCTATGACAGCTTTGGTAACTGTCCTTTGCAAGAAAAATACTTAGATTGGAAAAATGGTTTGCAAAAAGAATTATAAAAACTTTGTAATATAATTATTATTCACTTATTTAGATAAAACAAAAAAAATGACACAAGAACAGCAGTTTTCCATGAGGCGTTTTCTACAAGAAAAATATTATCAAGATACGCTAAAAGCAGAATCAATTTTAGAGATGAAAATGCTAACAAAAGAATACGTAAGTAATCTAGAAAAAATTGAAAATGGCGTTAATATCTTTAACAATAATGGCTCAGAGGGTAGTGACTATGAGTGCGTGGGATGCTCAGGATAAATAAAATTATGATTATGGAGAATGAGATATGGATGCCTTGCGTTAAATATCTAGGATATGAAGCAAGTAATAAAGGTAGAATTAGAAATAAAAAAGGAAAAATATTATCAAGTTCAATAACTCAAAAAGGATATAAAAGAGTAAATGTATGGTTGAATGGTAAAAATTATGGTATTAATGCACATAAATTGGTTGCATTAGCTTTTATTTCAAACCCTAAATCAAAACCACAAATAAACCATATAAACGGTAAAAAGACAGATAATAGAGTTGAGAACTTAGAATGGTGTACTAATTCTGAGAATCAGAAACACGCATGGGATAATGGATTAATGATAGGTGCTAGTAAACCTGTTTTAGATACAAGAACAGGAGTTTATTATACAAATCCTTCAGAAGTTTCTAAACTTTATGGAATTAATTTATCAACTCTGAGATGTTGGTTGAACGGCAATAGAAGAAATAAATCTCAATTCATACAGGCATGAGAAATTTATACACAAAGAAGAAGAAAGTTCAGGCATTAATAGAGTTAGAACTAAATTTATTAAGACAATACACAAAGCATCAAAAGCCAGAGACAAAGGTAATGTTAGACAAGGTTAGAAAGATGCAAGTAGAAGCAATAGACAGACTAAAAGAAACACATGGATAACGTAACAGAATACAAAGTGTTGAGAAAAGCGCTAGAACTAATTGAGACACACACAAAGGAAGAACTACAAAACAAGTTTCAACTCATAGAGCATGGAGAAGTACACGACATAATTATTGATGATGTCTGTCAGTCTTATGATGTTACTCTAGAGAAGATGCAATCCAAAACAAGACTGAGAAGAATAGTAGATGCTAGACAAGTATGTATGTATCTACTCAGGAAGTTTACCAATATGTCCTACAGAGATATAGGTCTTTTATTTGGTAGAGACCATTCTACAGCTATACACGCTTGTAAATCTGTTGAGGGTAATGCTTACTATGGAGACTATAAATACAAAGTTGAGAAGATAGAGAAAAGATTAAACGCATTATATGACACAGTACAACGCAACAATAAAAGGCAATACTCCATCTAAGTCTAATTGCTACATGATAGCACATAAACGTCTTATCAAAACAAAGCGTTTAAAGGACTATGAGGAGTCGTTCTATATACAACTACCACCTGAACTGAGAAACATCGACATAACGTCTTATTTTGAGTTCTACGTGGATGTTTTCTATCCCTCACAACGTGCAGACTTAGATAACAGCCTAAAAATTATACTAGACTGTCTACAAAAGACCAAGACAATTAGGAATGATAACAAGTGTATTAAGATAGTAGCACAGAAGGCATTGGATAAAGAGAATCCTAGAATACAATTTACTATAAAACCCATAGAATAATTATGAGTATATTATTACAAAGCATAGTAGACACTTATAGAGACGAAGAAATACTAAAAGCAGATGGATTTGATGATGCCGTAATTGGTATAGAAGAAAGCAGTATGAGATTAATATATTCTGTAGAGAAATGTATTACAATTTTGATGAAGGAAATGACTTTTGAAGAGGCTTTTGAATATTTTTATGATATCATTTTTATCGTTTCTGTAGGAGATAAAACGCCAATTTGGTGTGAAGATATGCTTTAATAAAATAAATTATAATGCAAAGTTATTTAAAAGATCATCTAGCTTCTATTATATCGCTAATATTTTTAGCAGGTATGGCATATTCAGAGTTTAGGATTATGCAAATGGAGATAGAAGTAATAGAGCAGAGATTAGATAAGAAGATTAAGATTATAAAAGATTTAGAAAAACGAATTGATAAATTAGAAGGACATGAATGATAAGGAATTGGAAAAGTATGCAGATGATTTAATCGGCATGAATGAAGCTGGAATTGCATATCTCAAGCAACTACCTTTAAACACTTTAGTAGGTATGGCAGTTGAAGGACTAGCACTATCGCAGCTGGTTACTGAAATGAAGCAAGACATACATGAAGATGTTGAGAACTTATACAAGGCATTAACCAGAGATATAAACAAAAAAGACATTAACTAATGAGAGTACAATACAAGAAAGTTACAGGTCATAAGAAAATGGCTATTGTAAAAGATTGGTTAAAGCTAGGTATAAGCTACGATAAGTTA